ATAATGGTTGAGGCCGTCGAAGCTAAGGGCAGGTTGCGAAAGTAATTGAGGACGGCGGGACCGTCTTGCTTCTCAAGTAAGGCAGCAAGTTCTTCCCAGGCTTCGCGTGCATCCGCGATCTGGTCATCCAATTCATAGGTCGACGTGTACTCTTTCGTGAGTTGATCGAGCGACTCCTTCATTCGGAAAGTTTTTCCAAGGCTTCCAAAACGCGATCGACGTGACCCTTCACCCGTACGTTCCGCCACGCTTCAATAAGCTTTCCTTGGGCATCGAATAAAAATGTCGACCGAATGACGCCCATATACACCCGACCATAATTTTTCTTCTCACCCCAGGCTCCGAGGGCCGTTAAGAGATCGTGATCCTCATCAACAAGCAAGGGAAATGGCAACTCGTACTTAGCCAAAAAGTTTTCATGTTTTTTCACCGAGTCAGGAGAAATACCTACAACCTGAGCACCTGCAGCAGTGACGCGGGCCCAGTTATCGCGAAAGTCACAAGCTTCAGTAGTACAGCCAGGCGTGTTATCCTTCGGGTAGGCGTATAAAATAAGCGGCTTACCAAGCAGCTCTGTTTGCTGCATAACGCTCCCACCCGGGGCAACCGGCAAAGCAAAGGCGGGGAGATCTTGTAGTTCAGTCATCGAGGACTCCTTCAACGTAACGATATGAAGCTTGGCTGGTGGTGCCAGCCAAGCCCGAACCGCCATTTTTCATGAATTCTTTATCTTTTAGCGAGCTACCAGGCGTCTGATATGAAAGCTGCGACCATGGCACGCAACGTACGCATGGCTTCGCTGGTCGCCGGTGCGTGTACCAAGACCCGCGCTGCATGCGGAGGATGGGTCAGCGACGTATCGCGTACACGCACTTGACCATCCGCGGCGACAAGAAACGAGTCAGGGTACCATTGTGCGGTGCCTAAGCGCTCGCTATATCCTCCGTAGGGGCCGACGACCCACTCCTCTGGGGTGAATCGACAATCGACATGTAAACGGCCAAGCTGATCGTACCAACTCACTCCCGGATAGACGATATCAAAAAGCCGACCATCGGTACGAAAATCCTCTTCGTCTTCCCACCGAATGTCATCCCGGTAGGTCAATACCAAGCAGGGCGTTGGTCCGCGCTGATGCGGCACTTCATCTATCAGGACAATGGTGTGATTGATGTCGACACCACCGCCATTGCCCCGTGGGTTTTGCCACGGCACCCGCCATTCAATTTTCAACCCCATGGTTGGCGCAGGCGTCGCGAATATCCCTTGGCCAGGGAGGTCATCTCGCAGCGGATCAGCCTGTTCAATCGCCTGGAAACCAGCCATAAGGCTTAGGGACACCACGATGATAACCACCCGAAGTGAGCGTGCCAAGCCATGTAAGAACCGCTTTATGAGCCCGTCCGCGCGGCGTTGATGACTACAACGGTGGATGATGTGCGGCCACATATTCGTAGAGTTTTTCCATTGGCGTTGGGAACTCAAGAAGCGATCACGCACTGCACCAAAACGTTGCAAAAGTCGACTCAAGAAGCCGCTTACACGATGCAGTAACCAACCCTTGCGACCTTAACTTGTGGTCTATGGTTCCGCCCCGTCAGCGAGTGACAGTGATTGTCTCCATGACGTGCTCTTGAGTCTTAAAACTCGTAGAATGAATTATACGGCCTTGTAGCTCAGTTGGTAGAGCGGTGGACTGAAAATCCATGTGTCGGCAGTTCGAATCTGCCCGAGGCCACCATTAGAAGCCGCAGTGTAAATCACTGCGGTTTCTTTGTTTACAAAATAACCCCCTGATGTTTTGCCACCATTTAGACGGGGCCCCAGCTGCGTTTTTGCTAGCGTTTTGGAGCCCATTGGGTATGTTTTGAGCCCCAATCTGGGCCCCAATCTGGGCCCAGAACCAAGGGAGCAGGCATGGCGTCGGTAGCATGGGAAGCAGATCGTGGTGTCTGGCGGGCCAAATTTCGCGGGCTGCATAACCTGCGTTCGGTGCGGGTCCGATTGGATCGAAGATTTGCCGAGGATAACAAATCAGAAGCTTTGAGTGAGCTTGATCGGCTGATTGGTTTGGTGCGTGCCTTGGAAGATCGGGTCACGCAGGGTCGGATCATCGAGGCCCGTGAGGCGAAGGTAATCAACGCCAAGGAAGCTGATCTGCTGATGGCGCAACTTGGTTTGGCAGCCATGCCGGTTGCGGAGGTGCTGGACGGTCGGGTAAGTATCAAAGAGGCCTACCTGAGCCATCAATCAACCCAGCAGGAAGGCAAGCGCGATATTGATACCGCTGCTCGATATGGGCGCGAACTGGATCGATTCTTGACCTGGTCGGGCATGCAGTGGTTGGATGAAATCACCTACGCCAAGATGTTGGAATACGTGGAGTACCTGCATGCCAATGGCGATGCCTACGGCACCAGGCACCACCGACTGATGCCGGTGCGCCGCGCCTGTATGCAGGCCCCTGACTATGGGCTGCCGGATGTTATTGGCCGTAGACTGCTGAATAAACGCACCAGGAACGAACAGCAAATCAAGATCGAATTCTGGCCCTTGGATACATGGCAACGGATTCTCAAGCTTGAGGCCATCACCGTCGACGAAGTGAAGCGATCGATCGTCTATCAGCAGCTGGGCGATCGACGTGAAGCCGTGCGCGATGCAACCGGGGCCAGGCTCTGGAACAAGCAAATCATCAAGCGGGAACAACCCGCTTCCCATGCCTTCAAGCTGGCCTGCGTCCTGGGTGCATTCATGGGGCTGCGCCAATCAGAAATCTACCGTGCGAAAATTGAAGACCTTGACCCCCAGGCAATGACCCTGCGCATTGGCTACAATGAACGCAAAACAGCTGCCAGTCTGCGGGTGCTGCCGGTGCCGCCGGCCCTCCTGCCCTACTGGCAGGCCTGCGCTGGAAACCGGCCAAAGGATCAACCGATCATCCCCCATCTCAGCCGTAACTTCAATAAAAAGGGCCAGGCTCCCGACACTAGCCACCACTACCACGACAAAACCTTCAGCCGCTGGCTACGCCCCCTGCTGCGGGGAGCAGCTGCCGGGCCGGTTCCAGAAAACGTCGCCAGGAAATCATTTGGCAACATGGCCGCTGCAGCCGGTATGGCCACCCGTGATATCGAGGCATTCTTAGGGCATCAAATGAGCGAAGCCGCCGACGTATCGCATCGGCACTACCTGGTGCTGGCTGAGGCCGAACGACTGCGGCCGGCGGCTGAATTGATTCAGACCTGGCTAGTTCACTGAAAGGCCGAGTGTTCGCTGGTGATTCTTCCTTGCGGCCTTGAGTGATTTTAAGGAGTCATGGACGGCTTTTCTGACATTATGTCTAGGCTTCCCCATGATTCAAAATCTGGCTTGCGATGCTGAAACTCGTCGTAATCGACGTGGTTATGAATGTGATCAGCCGCGCTTCTGAGCGTATCGAAATAATGCTTCAATTCGTCTAGCTGATCCCTTACATCGTCAAGAATAGAGGTCGACAAAGCGTCTCTCAATCGGAGTAAATCCTTTTCGGTGCTCAATCCGGTACGTTTGTGGTATTCGCTCCAATCAAGCAATTCCATTAAATTATCTTCGTTTGTTTCTTCGTAATATCGTTCTGCTGACAGGCCAAGGAGTCTGAAATCTTCACTTCTCAGCCATTTGGTTATTTCAAGTAACAACTCATATTCGCTATTAAGTTGTTTCAAAATCCTTTCGGCATTACTTTCTCGATATGATTGTATGGTTATTCTCGCACCGATGACGGCGATAAAAAAACCAAACACAGTCAAAATAGAAGTAAAAAAAGAAACATTCGCCTCGTAGAGGTCCTTTGGTGACCAATTGTTCATTGTCGGTCGCCAAATGTTGTCAGTGCCAGACAGGTAAGCCAAAAATGTCACTCCAATGACACCTAAAGAAATGGCCAAACAAAAACCGCTGACAAAAATTAACATTTTACTCTTTGCGATCAAAGATAGGAACCACTTCATATCTAAACATTAGCCACCTAAAAACACTGTCCAGACAGCAGTCTCACACCCCATCATAAACCCTTGGATCATCCACGACACATTCCAGCTGCACCTGGCGATCATCACCGACCGGGCTCAGACGCAGGACGATCAGCTGCTTGCGTTTTTCTTGGCTCAGGACCACAAACTGCGGGTGCACGGATGGGTCGGGGCTGTTGATCGCGTCGATGATTTCGGCCGGCAGATCGCCCGGTTGATCCAGCTCAATAGTGAATGCATCAGGTCCAGCGATCACGTCCCCCTGCGTCCAGAGGCTGCCATCTGGGTGGCGGATGCCGATCGTCATCACGCCGGAAAGACCTGCCCAGTCGATCGGTTCGGTGCTGGTCAGATATGGGCTAGACCAAGCATCCAAAACACCCCAGGCGCCCCAATCCGGAAGGTCATGCGCCAGCCAAATACGATCGCCAGGGCGCTGCAACATGCCCTCGGATGAAACGGTGAAACTCACATGATCACGGCGATAGCGGCGCTGGTTGGCCAGGAAACGGCAATGCGATGCGGCCTGGGCGGGAATGGTGATGGCTGGCAGGTCTAATGGTTCCGGGTTGGTCGCATCATCGGTGCCGGTGTGGGTGCGGACCACACTGGCATCAGACCAGGTGGTGCTGTCGCGATAGGTTGCCTCGATGCCGTCGGGTTCGTCCTGGTCCGGCGTTGATTTCTCGATGCGCAGCGTGTCCGGCATCATCGTGGCCGGCGTGTACGTTTTGCTGATGATATTATTCGGCGCATCACGCACTAAAATATCCCGGCCGCGTTCAATAATCGCTTGTGCTCGCACTGCCTGCGCCAGCTGCTGCACGATTTCGCGGCGGGTGCTGACTGCATCCACGACCAAATCAGCGGCATGGCCATCAGCCAGGCGCGCGGTTTCCAGGGCCTGGAATGACGTGATATCGATCATCTCATACGGATCAGCGGCATACGTCCGCCGTAAAATATGCGCGATCGCCCACGATGGGCTGCGCGTGGTCGTCATGGTATTCCAGTCATTGCCGTTCCACGTCGGCAGGCGGCGCCGGGCCTCAACGGAAATACTCCGCAGCTCCTCAGATAAAATCGCCAAATCAACCCACATCCGCAGCGTGGTGAATTGCGTCGTATCGAAGGCTTCGCCGGTATAGCGGCCGTAGGTCTGCAGCCATTGCAGTTGGTTCGGCCCCTCGTCTGGATCCGCTTCAGGCGACAAGCGCACCGCCAGCACTTCGATGTCATTGGTGGGATCGATAGCGCTCGGCAGGTCAGCAATCGGGGTATCACTGCCCCAGCCTATCTGCCGCCATGAACGCCCGGTTGCTTCCAGTGGTCCAGCTGCTGCTGCGGTGGCGTCTGCTGGAGCCAGAATCCAATCAGGATCGCCCACGTTGCGATAGAGCCAGGTAATATGCTCGGTACGCGCCTGCAGCTTGCCATCGCTGCCGGTGTCGCCCCACGGCCGCGCATTAAATCGATGGCTGACCTGATTCAGATCCGCATCACCAGGCAGAACCGCTGGGCTCACCCCCAGGCTGTCGATCGACACCGTGCCCCATACTTTGCCGCTAGTGCCGCTTTGTTGGTTCGTCGTGGCGGAAATGATTGGGCCTGCAAACGCCAAGCCGCGCTCAAGAATCAAGGCGGCATCAAAGCCCCCTTCACCTGATGACGTTTGCTGATTCACATAGGCAACCCGCGTCGGAAACCGGTGCCAATTATTGTCGCCTAAATCAAGCAAAACGATATCACCAACGCTTATGCCGCTGAGGTTATTTCCCTTCACGATCACAAAGAAATGATCCGTGATCAGGTTCTGCCAAGCGCCGTTGTGGTAAATCTCGCGTACGGTTGGGCTGACATAGCGAATGTTGCCCGCAACCGCTGCGGCTGATGGGCTTGTCCAGTGACTTGATGGGTATTGGTTCATCTGCCAATTCCCAAAGGTTTCTTCAGCCTCTGGATCGGCCAACGATGGCACAGCGATGCCTGCGTTGCTGGCCACCTGCGTATAATACCCCACCAAGGATTGGCTCTCTGGCGTAGAAAAGGTGAAAAACTCCACGTTGGAATTTGTTCCGTTCGGGTCGACTAAAATATCATTCAAATGCGTGGCAATTGGCTGCTCATAGCTCCCCTCGCCAAGACACAGCAAAAACTCATACACCTGGCGCTCGGTACCGATTTCACGGCACACCGGCACCGATACCAGCGGCGGCATCCAACGGTTGCGGCCAAAGGTTTCGGGGATGGGATCGCGCACCGTCGCCAATTTATTCTGCAGGTTGCCGACGCTCACTTGCCTGCCGGCGTCGCGGTCTTCCGGCGTCGGTGGCTTTGGTGGCTTGACCAATGAACCAGCCAACATCGCCGCACCACCAACCGCTATGCCAATGCCGATGCCTGGTGCGAACGGTGCAATCGCCAAACCGGCCACCAACATAGCACCGCCGACAGCGCCGCTCTTTGTTTGCGGGTCTCCGTCTTGCGCAACCGCCTGAATCACCACCTGGGCATCTTCGGCCAGGCAGATCGCCATCCAATGGGATGGCCCGTAATATTCCCCATCGACCTTAGCAATAAATGGTTGGTGACGGGCAAATACCCCCGCCTTGATCGCAGCTGCGCCCAGGCTCATGCCGCCTTCGGCCTCGAATCGGTCACAAACCGGTGAAAATGGTTCCCGGTAAATAATCAAACAGGGCATGCTAAACGCTCCAGGCAGGTGTGATGGATCACATGACGATCGATGACCCAGCCCTGCAGGTTGATCTGGGCCGCGCGGCCGATGGTCGCGCCAAATTGATCACTGCAGTGGGCATACATATCATCACCCAGGCAGAGGCCCACATGATGCGGCACGGCTCGACTGCCCTTGCGCATCAACGCCACCGCGCCAGGTATCGCAGCGGCTGGCAGCCATTGGTGGGTGCTGAGCTCACCCGCCACGGTGGCGGCGCAGGATGCCGTGTAATCACGTGGTCGGCCGTGCGCTACTGGCAAGCGTGGCAATTCGATCTTAAATGCCTGCTGCAGCACGGATCGGACCAGCGTCCAACAATCATTGACCCCTGCCTGCCAAGGCTGGGCTCGCGCGACGTGCTGCACGGCGATTTCAGCGACATCATCAGCGGTGATTGGGGTCATTATTTGGCCATGCCTTTGAATAATCGCCGGTTAAAATTACGCCGCGGAAATCGGCGGTTGGCATGATCAACATACACCGCCTTGATCTCAACCCTGGTCAACGTGCAGGCTACCGACACTGCCGTTTGCCGTTCGATCAAGTCCGGCCCAGGCAAGACCAAGGCCTCATTCTCTGGTTCAGGGTGTACAAATTCGCGGTACACAATGCCCACCGGGTTGCCGTCCAGATCAATATCGTCGATGGCACGCATCACGGTACCAGAAACGCCATCGACATGGATGGTCAATTCGGCTTGACCAGAATCATCAATGCTTGGTCGATCGACGCTGAACGACGCCTTGCTAAACGTCACCTGCTGGCTGGCATCATTCGGCGCATTGTGTTCCAGTGTTGCCAATAAATCACGATAATCAGCCACGAAACGGAACGGTGCCGGCCAGAGAGCGCAATACAGTTCGATCGTCCCCAAAATAGGCGACGATCGATCCAGGTAATTATAGCAATCACGCAGGGCCTGCGAAAACTCTGGCATGGTTAAACTGAATTGATCGAAGGGGCTATTGATTGTGCCAGCAGGATGCCCCCGGCGGAATTTGGGTGTAAATTGTCAGATGTGTATTCAGATAAATTTATCAGATTTATCCCGCTGATGGAAAAGAGGTCGCAAACTGGGGTGCCAAAAAGCATGCAAACGTCTTTGATAGCCTGCGCGTATTCAGGCAGCGTTGCCCCCACGCCGTTTGCTGCTGGATAAACGGGCTGGGATGAGAAAGCGCCGCGAATGAGTGGGGTGCTGAAGATGATTCGGACTGTTGGCTTGAGCGTATACAGCGATTCTAAAGTTTGAAATACATCATTGTAAAAAGACTCTGAAACAGATCCGCTGAATGCATCGCTAATGCTGCCTAGCTGCCGATTGCCACCATAGTCATTAGTCCCGCCAAATATGTGGATTATATCAGTATTCGCCAGATCGCCAGATGTCAGATCTGTGCCAGCAGCGTCTTTCGCCATGTCCCTTACGCTGCGACCCGATACCGCGAAGTTATTATCGGTAATCAATCCGGTTCTTAGGAGTGTTTCCGTGATGAAAAATCCAGCTACCGATATGCTGTCACCTACCCAGCTAACTTTTTTGCCTTGCCAAGGCCGGCTATTTCGATCGAAAGGCTTGAAACCTGCCAAAGGCGCCGCTTGCCGCAGCAACTGAAACCGGTCTATGAATGTGATATTAAAAATATGCAGGCGAACAAAGTGTGCGTTGCTCGGGGCTGTAAAGGCGGTGTTGTCTTGTACGGAAGTATTCGATGAGATGAATTCTCTATCGATGTCATAAAAACAAACCGCATTTGAATCATGGGATATAATTAATTGAGAACCTGGAAGAATATCAATGAAATCAGTTGTAAAATAGTTACTGAATCCATAAGTGGACCCTGTAGTTGGGTTGATTGCCGTGTCAATCGCTGAGCGATCCGGGTCATGCGCATTAAAGTCTTGCGGCAAGCTGGCGAGGAGGGCTGTTTTTGATTTAATAAATGCCGAAGAAAGCGTTGCGGTGGGGCTTTGTGAATGCGGGGTGTACTGCACAGGAAGTGTATCACTTGCTACCAGCATCAATTCATCGGATGCTGACAGTGGTGTTACATGCATTCGAATATAATACCCCCTTTCAGGAACAACGAACGAAACATCTTTGGTGATCGACATTTGCATGATGTGATTTTTATTTTCGTCGTAAAATGACATGGCGTTTGAGTCATGACTTGAAATCCATGACTCACCTGGATTTACCAGAATGAATTCAGTGGTTATATAGTCTGAAAAACTGTACGTTGACCCGTTGGCAGCAAGCGCCGTGTTTTCCATCGCGTCATCAGGGTCGAAATAATTGAATTCAGAAGAAACGGTGCTTTTAATCCCGTTACGCACTATTTCCAAACGACTGCGCATAGCTGATGCTCGGTCATCTGGACTATACGAAACGAACTGATCGGGCAGTTCAGAGCCATTCACAAAAACCTGTTCAGTTAAGTCAGCATTTAAGGCTGAAAAGCGGATGTAGGTTGCATTTGCAGGTGCGACAACAGATCCGCCCGCGCTAACCCCTGCTACATAACTAATGAAATTTCTTAGATAATCATAAAAAGCAACATGCGCAACTTGGTTCGCAAATGAGTAATTTTCATTCGCGAAAATAAAAATAAATGGCGTCGCCTTCCATCCACTCTGGGAGGCAGGGTTGCCGTTTGAGAGAATATATGTATCATCAATCAATTGAGAGTCGTCTAATAAATTCTGCTGCTTCGGATAGCGATTTGATAAATCAAACGTGCGTCTGGTCACGGCTTCGTCGTGGATTGCTTTTGCGAGGGATGGCACGACGCCAGAATCGGTCGATACGGTGTCCGTTTCGTCGCCATGCACCATTTCATGCAATAAATCAGCATCGGTGCTCACTTGCGTGGCTTTGGTCGTAATCGTATTGAGGTCATCTTGCAGGGTCATGTGACTAGGCTCGCTGGAAAGTCAGTGTGAACAGTGGTGTGCAATTGATCGGCGGCGGGATTGATTAAATCAACCATTTCGCCCAGATCGAGGTCGTCAGTCAGCAAGGCATCGAGGTCGTCTTTGCTCAGCTGCGTTGGCTTACTGATTTCCAAAGTCAGGGAGATTTCCCAGTACTTGCCCGCACGCTTAGCGCGTGGAAACGATGCCTCTAAAAAGCGGGCGCTGTGCGTTGATTCAATGCCGGCGCTGGTCTGCAAGGTAACCCCGGTTGCCCATGCTGCGCCGGCTGACAAATAATAATCATACCAGGCCTCAAAAATTGCCAGTTGATCGGTGGTCATTATCCATGTCGCACGACAACGAACCGGCACCGTCGTGAAGCGACGGCGCACGATCGCGTGACCATACTCGCGCTCGGTTCGGATCGTCGCCGCTAACGGCTGATAATCCTGACGCCGCCCACACAGCGGCAACGTGGCTGGCCAAGCGGTACTCATCGCGACAAGCCCCCCGCCACCGGCAGGCCACGGCGTTCAAGCGCACTATTTAACGGCCCACGGCGTGATAAAATATCGCCCGCCAACATCGAGGCCACCTGCCGGCCAAAAGTCAAAAT